CGGTAGTCATGGTGACCGTGTTCTTCTCAACCTCGTCACTGTCCACGACAGAAGCGGAGATGGTCTCAGCCGCATCGTCGTTCCACGCGTTGACGAAAGACTTGCGGGACAAGGTCACCGGCAGACCGAGCTTGGCGCCCGTACCCACGGCAGTGGTCGCTCCCGTACCGTCGTGCGCAGGGATGGTGATCGACGTAACCGTGGCGAACGCCAGGTTGCCGACGACGGTACCGGCGGTGTCCACAGTGAACGCGGGCAGCACCTCGGAAATAGCCTGGCCCCAGATGTTGCCTTGATGTCACCAGCGGTGCCACCGGCAGTAGCAGTCACGTTCCGGCATACGACCGGGTCGGTGATCCCAGTCGTAACAACCTGCTGAGCCCCGTTGTCGGTGACCGCTGCATGCACGGCCGTGGTAGAGCCAAGCGCCGGAGCGCCGAAGCTGTAGGACAAAATCCGTGAACGGCCCTGCTGATTCTGGCCGTACGTTCCATCGGGCATTGTTCTTCTCCTTGGGTTGAACGGACCACGTATTGGCCCAGGGTTGAGTGGCAGGGACCGGATTTGAACCGGCGACCTCCTGGGTATGAGCCAGGCGTTCTACCGAGCTGAACTACCCTGCGATGCCCGGTGGGCTGGTTGCGACGGCCCAACCCACCGGAGTATTACTTACAGGCCCGTGACCGTGCCGAAAGCCTTCGGACGGAAGTGGACCAGGACCAGACGCGCGTCCGCGCGGATGGCCTGCTTGCCGTTGATGAAGTCGGTGGAGTGGGTGTTGGTGATCTGAATGTCAACACCACGCCGCACGAACAGCATCGAGTAGGTGGCGTAGTCGCCGGTGACCAGCTTGGTGGAGGTCACAGCGGTGGTCGGAACCACCGGCACGCCCCAGATGGCCGGGCCGACGCCGGACGGGTGGCCCCAGATGTACTGGCCGTCCGCCGTCTTGAGCAGCATGACTTCCTGCCACTTCGACGGGGCAACGAACGCGACACTGGGCTCCGCGAAGCCGTCCGAGCGGATGCTCGTGAACAGCTTGTAAGAGGCATCCAGGAGGGTGTCGGCGCCCTTGGCCTGAGTCTGGATCGAGGACACGTTCTCGGTGCCAAGGATCTGCGGGGTGGAGCCGGAGCCGCGCAGGGCAGCCATGTCCACGCGGGCGTTGAGCATGTAGAGGAGACGCTGCTGCACGTAGTCACGCGCGCCGGGCTCGTCCTCAAGCTGCTCGTCGGTCATGGGCAGCCAGACGGTGACCTTCTCGACGGGCTTGCTGCGCTCGGTCAGAGCGAGCTGGGCCTCGGCGAAGGTCGAGCCCTCAGAGACGAACTTAGCCAGCGCGGGAGTCTCGCCCGAGTCCGTGGTGAAGGTCGTCTCTTCCATGTACTTGTAGTCGGACTGGGTGATGGAGCCGGTCGGGATGTAGTTGACCACGTGCACGGCGGGGCGCTGCGGGGTCAGCTCCAGGCGACCGGAGCGGACATCCTCAGGGTCCCAACCAGCGGTGCGCTGGAAGAGCGTCTTCAGCTCGATGTCCAAGGTGGACTTGCGGCCGACCCGCTTGAACGCCTCGGACTTGACGACCAGGTCGCCGAACTCCCGGGCGCCGAGCTTGAACTCGCGGTCGTCGCCGCCGCGCTCGTCCTTGGTCTCCTCGTAGTTGCCCGCCTCGTCAGCGGCCTTCTGGAGGGCCTTCAGGCCATCGACCTCGGACTTGAGAGTGTCGATCTCCTCGTTCTTGCCACGGACCCAGTCGATCTTGGTCTTGCTGTCGCCGTGCAGGGACTTGACCTTGTCCATGTCCATCTCGGCGCCAGCCTCGGCGAATACGTCGCGGAGGGACTTACGCGCGGTGTCGAGCTTGCCGAGCGCGTCCTTCAGCGCGGGAAAGTCAGTCATTGCAGTACCTTTCAGAGTTCGGACGCGATGGACCGCAGCCATTCACGCTGCGCTTCCTCGATGTCCTCATTGGTGTCGTCTTCCTGCTTGGTGTCGAGAAGAGTCTCAAGCCGCTTGATGGAATCCCGGAGTCCGTCCAGACTCTCGGAGTTGACCTTCGACAGCTCCTTACCCTTCTCAGCACGGAGGGCGACCACCCGTTCCGCGCTCTCTACTGCAACCTTCACGGCGTCCACCGCGTCGGAAATCTCTTCGTTGAAGCTCTTGGCGTAGGTCGTCTGTGTACCTATACCAGCACCCCGCATCACCGGGGAAACCTCGTGGACCGTCATCCGCTTCAAGATGCGGACGGACTTGCCCTCGTGCTGGCCCGGCTCGGAGTCCTCGACCTTGAAGCCGTAGGACCACTCTTGCCTGGAGCCCAGCTCCTTGACCACCTCGAAATGGTCGCGCCCCTGGGTGGTGTTGAGGAAGAACTGTCCCTTCATAACCACCTGGTCGCCACGCTCCTCGATGACGCCCTTGCCGACCGGCAGGGCGCCCTCCCAGGACTTGTGCCCGTAGGCGGAGATGACCACCTCGGCGCCGTTGGTGAACGCACCCGACTTGGTCACGTCACCGTCACGGTCCACAACGTTGAGCGTTGCGAACACCGCCTCGACCTCACCCTTGGTCTCGTCCTTGATCTCGACCGAGGCGAGCTGCTTAACGTGTATTGCCATTTCCGCCCCCTCCGGGGTTCGTTGTGCCCGGCTTGGGCTTGGGCTTTGCAGGTGCGGGTTTGGCTGCCGTGGGCTTGGTTGTGCCACCGCCAGCGCCTGGCGCCGGTTCGGTGCGCAGCGCCTGACCGGTCGGGGACCAAAGGTCCTTCGCAGGGTCCTTCTTCAGCTTCATGATGTCGTTGGTGTCGGCGGCTGCCTTCGCAGACTCCTCGGTGAACCCGGCCGCAACGAAGGCCGCGATGACCTGGGCCAGCGTGAGCATGATCTCCGCCTGTCCCTTGGTCTCCTCGATCTTGTTATCGGGGTCCACGGGCGGCTGCATCTGAACGGACACAAGGCCGGTGTGCTTACCGACCAGCTTGCGGATGTCGTTGGCCGCTACAGCGTCCACGCAGGCGTCCGGCTCGAACCCGGACTTGATGCCTGCGTCTACCGACTGCATGTCGATGCGCATAATCTCGGCGCGGTCGCGCTGATCCTCACGGAGGAACGCGATCTCCGACTCGTCCCACCACAGGACCGATCCGTCCGGAACCTGGATCAACTGAGCAAGGGACGCACAGGCGATACGCCACAGCGGCCGGACCGTTCCATCGGCGAACCTTCGCCGGTTGGCGGCCATGTTGCCAGCATTGAGCGCCGAGCCCTGCATGCCCTCGGAGAAGCCCACCCAGGACGGGGGGACGCCCGCGCAGGACGCAATCCGGGACTCACCCTTGCCGACGATGCCCGAGAAGTCCATGGCCCGGAAGTCATGTGTAAGCGGCGTCACGTCGGCGCCGCCCATAAGGAACAGCGTCTTGTACGCCTGCCAGGCGCCCTGGTGCGAGCCCTTGAACTCCTCGACGAACTCGTCGAAGTCGTCCTTGTTGGTGTCCTTGTCGAAGGTGACCGCCATGTTGGGGACAGCGGCGTTGTCGAAGAACGCACCCTTGTGCCTGACCGCGCCCTTGTCGGCCTCAATCTCCCGGAGCACGGGGGTGAGCCAGCTCATGCCCCGGAACCTGGCTATGGGGTCCGGGTTGGGCGAGTAGTGGACGATCTCGTTCATCGCCAGGAGAATCCGAGGTGAAGTCGGCGTGGTGCCGTACCCCTTGGGCTCATAGAGGATGCCCGCCATCTGGGCGTCGATCGCCCTGGGGTCTCCGGACTTGGACCCGATCACCATCGTCACCCAGTCTGGGCGGAGGTGGGCGAGTCGTACGTTCGTGCCGCCTCGTGCGGCGTTGCCGAACTGTCCCTCGTCATTGGCCAGGGTCCACCAGGAGTTACCCGCCAGTGAAGCGTCCTGCTCCATACGAGCCAGCAGCTCGCCGGTTGTCCCGCCCGGCCATGGTGTCTCCAGCAGCTTCAGCTCAGGAGTGCCGTAGAGCTTGCCGTCCTGCTTGGCCTTGAACTTGAACTTGGCCTCGGAGAACACCATCTGCCGCGCCTGGATACAGGCGAAGACAGGGCCGTGCGCCTTATAGGCGCCGGAGA